CAGGTTCTCTTCTCGAGATTCGCCCAATGTCCATCGCAAAACTCCAGGGCCTACGTCCTAAGATCTCAACGATCGATGAATGGCTTTCTGGAGATCTACGAGAAGATGTGGTTGGCGCAGTTGAGCAAGGAGCGTCGAAACTTGACGATTACTTGATCGTTGCGATAAGCTCAGAAGGAACTGTCCGGAACGGTAGCGGCGATACCATCAAAATGGAACTCGCTGACATCCTCAAAGGAGAGTACCTTGCGCCCCATGTTTCGATCTGGCACTACAAGCTGGACGACTTGGAAGAAGTTGCCAACCCAGCGATGTGGCCTAAGGCGAATCCGAACATCGGTAAGACCGTCTCGTATGAAACATACCAGCTCGATGTTGAACGTGCCGAGAAAGCGCCGGCCTCGCGGAATGACATTCTAGCGAAGCGTTTTGGAATTCCTATGGAGGGCTACACGTACTTCTTTACGTACGAAGAAACCCTTCCGCATCGTCCAAGGGAATTCTGGGAGATGCCTTGTGCGTTGGGTGCAGACCTTTCACAAGGTGACGACTTCTGTGCTTTTACATTCTTGTTCCCATTGCGAAAAGGTTTCGGCATCAAGACGCGAAGTTACATTACTTCGTTGACGTTGATGAAACTTCCAGGTGCAATGAGAGCAAAGTATGATGAATTCGTCAATGAAGGTAGTCTACATGTTCTCGAGGGAACAATTCTAGATATGATGGAGGTCTATGACGATCTCGATCACTTCATTGAAGAACAGAAGTATGATGTTCGTGCGCTTGGCTTCGACCCATACAATGCCAAAGAATTCGTTACTCGTTGGGAAGCCGAGAACGGTCCTTTTGGCATTGTGAAAGTTATTCAAGGTGCACGAACTGAGTCGGTTCCACTCGGCGAGTTGAAAATCCTCAGTGAAGAACGTCTGCTCATCTTCGATCAGTTGCTAATGCAGTATGCAATGGGCAACGCCATCACAATCGAAGACACGAATGGTAACAGAAAGCTTCTCAAGCGGAGATACGACGAGAAGATTGACAATGTGTCAGCTCTTATGGATGCCTTTATTGCTTGGAAAGACAACAAAGAGGCATTCGAGTGACATGGATCCCTTAATCTAATAACGGAAGGAGGTGCCTATGGTATCCATGTTCTCTCGTCTGAGAAACAGTCTCAAACATGCTTGGAACGCTTTCCGAGATGTGAACGCTACCACTCGTGTGATGGCTTGGGATGGTGGCGCTGCGTACGGGAGTCGTCCGGATCGTATACGACTGCGATTCTCGAATGAGAGATCGATTATCGCATCGATTTTCACTCGTTTGAGCATCGATGTTGCTTCGATCGACATTCGTCATGTTCGACTGGACGCTGAGAAACGATATCTTGAAGATATTGACAGTGGTTTGAACAATTGTTTGACTCTCGAAGCCAACATAGATCAAGCTGCTCGGCATTTCCGTCAAGATATCGCGCTCACCTTGTTTGACAAGGGCACGTGTGCGATTGTTCCTGTAGACACAACAATCAATCCCAGTGTTTCAGGCGCTTTTGATATCAAAACACTGCGTGTTGGAGAGATTGTTGGATGGTTTCCCCAGCATGTTCGAGTGAGTGTCTACAATGAAGCCAAGGGTTATCGAGAGGAATTGACTCTCGAGAAGAAGTTTGTCGCTATCATTGAGAATCCCTTGTACTCAGTGATGAACGAGCCGAACTCAACTCTTCAACGTTTGATCCGGAAATTGAACCTTCTGGATGTTGTTGATGAGCAGTCAAGCTCGGGTAAATTGGACATGATCATTCAACTTCCATACGTTATCAAGTCTGAGGCTCGTCGTCAACAGGCTGAACAACGACGGAAGGACATTGAGTTCCAACTCAAAGGGAGTCAGTATGGCATAGCCTATACTGACGGTACCGAAAAGATCACACAGCTGAATCGTCCGGCTGAAAACAACCTGATGAAGCAAGTCGAGTATTTGATGAATTTGTTGTACAGCCAACTTGGTCTGACGCCAGATGTAATGAATGGAACAGCTGACGAAAAGGCCATGCTGAACTACTACAACAGGACGATTGAGCCGATCGTTGCCGCAGCTGTAGAAGCTATGCGACGGACGTTCTTGACCAAGACGGCTCGTTCGCAGAATCAATCGATTTTGTATTTCCGTGATCCCTTCAAGCTTGTTCCAGTGGAACAGATTGCTGAAATCGCGGATAAGTTCACCAGAAACATGATTGCTACTGCGAACGACATTCGAGTTGCTATCGGTTGGCGTCCAGCCAAGGATAGTAGCGCCGACAAACTGAAGAACGCCAACATGCCAGCTCCGTCGGAGCCTGGGAATTCTCCACCAACAACATCGGAAGGGGGAACCAGTCAAAATGAAGCCTGATTTTGGGGGCTACGTTACGAAGGCTGGTCTCAAGTGCACCGACGGACGAACGATCACTGCCGAAGCGTTCAAGCACATGGACAAGATGACGGTTCCGTTGGTCTGGTCGCACGGTCACAACAGTCCTGACAACGTTCTGGGTCACGTTCTTCTCGAGTCACGTGATGACGGTGTGTATGGGCACGGTTTCTTCAACAACACGAAGCAAGGCCAGAACGCCAAGGCTCTAGTGGCGCACAAGGACATCGACAAGCTTTCAATCTGGGCGAATCAGCTGGTCGAGAAGTCGAAGAACGTTTTGCACGGAATGATTCGAGAAGTCAGTCTGGTTCTGGCCGGTGCCAATCCTGGCGCAGTGATCGATTACGTCAGCATTCAGCATTCGGACGATCCGAACGACGTGACCGTTTCCACTGACGAGGCAATCATCCACACCGATTCGAGCATCGACATTCCTGCTCAAAACGGCACGGATGAAACCAAGATCGATCCGGGAACCTTGCAGGAAATGCTCGCTCACGCCGGAATGACTATCGCCGATGTGTACAACGGTATGAGTGATCAGCAGAAGCAGGTCCTTCACTACTTTGTCGGGGTGGCTCTCGAGGGAGCCCCTTCAACCGACGTCAAGCAATCGGATGAAACGGGCGAGGGTGACCTCGAACACAAGGAAGGAACCGACGAAGAGATGACCCACAACGTCTTCGATCAGACGAAGGGCGAGAACAAGACCGAGCCTCAGCGGCACTACGTCTCGCACGACGACATGAGGGCGATCGTCGAGGACGCCAAGAAGAGTGGTTCGCTGAAGCATGCGGTGGAAGCGTACGCTCTGAAGCACGGCGTTGAGGACATCGACCTGTTGTTCCCGGACGCCAAGACCGTTACCAGTACCCCCGAGTTCGACAAGCGTCGTACCGAATGGGTCGCCGCGGTCATCGGTGGTACTCGGAAGACTCCGTTCTCTCGGATCAAGTCGCTGACGGCTGATCTCACCTTCGACGAGGCCCGGGCGAAGGGCTACATCAAGGGGAACTTCAAGAAGGAAGAGTTCTTCGGAGTCTCCAAGCGCGTCACGACCCCGACCACGATCTACAAGAAGCAGAAGCTCGACCGTGACGACATCATCGACATCACGGACTTCGACATCGTGGTGTGGCTCAAGGCCGAGATGCGCCTCATGCTCGAGGAGGAGCTCGCGCGCGCGATCCTGATCGGCGACGGTCGGGATGTCAGTGACGAGGACAAGATCAAAGACCCCGCCGGTGCCACTGAAGGGGCCGGTATTCGTTCCATCGCCAACGACCACGAACTGTACGCGACGACTGTTCGTCTGAACCTCGGCGACGCCAACTCGTCCTACACCGAGCTCATCGACGAATTCCTGCTGTCTCGTCGGTTCTACAAAGGCTCTGGCACTCCCACGTTCTACACCACCGAAGAGACGCTCGTTCGGATGCTCCTCACCAAGGACACCACGGGTCGGCGGATGTACAACTCGCAACAGGAACTCGAGTCGGCACTTCGCGTGGCGGCAATCGTACCGGTCGAGGTTCTGGAGAACCAAGGTGATCTCCTCGGTGTCCTGGTGAATTTGACGGACTACACGACTGGTGCTGACCGCGGTGGCGAAATCAACTTCTTCGATGATTTCGACATCGACTACAACCAGTACAAGTACCTGCTGGAGACTCGCGTTTCGGGTGCTCTCACCAGAATCCGTTCCGCGATCATCTACCGCACCACGACCAGCACCAACGTTCTGGTCGACCCGATCACCGAACCGACGTTCGTCGCGTCTACGGGTGTTGTCACGATCCCGACCCAGACCGGCGTGGTCTACAAGAACAAGGACACCAGTGCGACCCTGTCCGCCGGCGCCCAGGCTGCTCTGGACCCGGAGGAGACTCTCAACGTCATCGCGACTCCTGCGTCGGGCTACTACTTCGAGTCCAACGCCGAAGACGAGTGGTCGTTCACGCGTCCGGCAGCCTGATAGGCACCACTCACCATGAAGTTTTCGGGTGAGATCGGATACGGCAATTCTGAAGAGACTTTGCCTGGAGTTTGGGAAGATACCATCACCGAGAGGCACTATTTCGGGGATGTTATCCGGAATACTCGTAAACTCCAGGATGGATCGAAGGTAAATGATGATATTTCGGTCCAGAATTCCATCAGTATTGTTGCGGATGCGTACGCCGGCGAAAACTTCTTTGCCATTCGGTATATTCGTTGGGCGGGGGCTCTGTGGAAAGTAACAGATGTTGAAGTGCAGAGCCCTCGTCTAATTCTGAGGTTGGGGAGTGTTTACAATGGCCCCACGGCTTGAGTTGCAGACGCTTTTGGAGAGTCTCGGTACTCCAAACGTATATTTCCAACCTCCTGCCAGCCTGGTAATGGAATATCCGTGTATCGTGTATCAACGCGATAGTGCGATCACGGCTTTCGCCGACAACGATCCATACCGCTTTACTCAGCGGTATCAAGTCACTATTATTGATAGGAATCCGGACAATTCCATCATCAGTAAGGTGGCTGCTTTGCCTATGTGTCTGTTCAATAGATACTTCGCGGCAAACAACTTGAATCACGACGTCTTCGTGCTGTACTTCTGAGGAGAACATTCATGACCCAGGTGCAATGGGATCAGGTAGGTGAGCGACGTTTTGAGACGGGCGTCGATCACGGTGTCCTGTACATCCCCAATTCCAGCGGTGAATACGAAGAGGGCTTCGCCTGGAACGGTTTGACGACCGTCACCGAGTCGCCTTCTGGTGCGGAGCCGCAGCCGCAATACGCGGACAACATCAAGTACGTC